ACCATATGACCTCAGAGAATGCGTTGTTTTCTGCTGCAAAGACCTTAAACGACTGATCCTCGTTAAGGTTGGAAAACACATAGTCTTTTACAGAGCATGGAAGAGGCTGCACAGATCCGTTGTAGACATAAAAGCCGCCTTTGTCCATAAAGTAGACGGAACCCCTAGCGTTGACCGCTGCGTTAGGGCTGATCATAGATATGTCAGTGCTTACGGTTTGAAACTGGAACGTAAACGGTGCGCCAACAAACCGCATGGAGTGCAGGCTAACATCCGTAAATACCAGTATCTCTTGTCTGCCCTGAACCGCGCCAATGATTTGAGACCCTGAGTTGATTCTTACACCGCCAGCCGTGTTAGTGGCTGTAGGAGTCCAGTCTGCTGCGTTTTCCTGATCAGAGAACCGAATAAAAAGCGGGTCAATTTGGCTAGAGCCAATAGGATTAGACCCGAAAGCAATAACGTGCTGATCTATGTCGCTAACCATGACTTGTAGGGCAATGGTTGGCACGTTAGAGGCACCGGCTAAAGTGGATATGTTTACTCCTCTTGCGCCTGTACCTGAAGACTCGTCCCAGTAGTAAATACCGCCGCCACGGGGGTTGAATACTAGGTCTTCTCCAAAATTATCTTGGCTGAAAAGTCTTAGCTGACCTGCTGATGAGATACTACTTACGCTACCAAACGCAGTTACACCCCATCCTGCCGTGCCCCAGCCAGTGCCTGTAGCAAAGGTGTTGGTGCCAGTATTGATTTGATAGGCAGCTACCGTTGAACTGCCGCCATTACCAGTATCGCTTGCGTTGGCGGTTACAGTTGCACCGCTGGTGTCCTTTGCCACAATGGTAAACGTATTGGTCGTAGGCACAGAAGCAATCTGGTACTCCTGATTCAAAACCGCTGCGACTACATTGCCACCCAAGGACGCTGCGTCTGAGAAGGTAACGAAGTCGTTGACCACTGCACCGTGAGAATTCTCGGTAACCGTAATTGTTGAAGAGCCGTTAGTTGCTGCAAAGGTTGGGTCGCCAGCGCCAGAAGTTAGCCTTATCGGCGTAACATCGTTGAACAGATCACCAGACACCACATAGAACTTAAGATGCGTACCAAGGCCTATGTAACGTATAGACTCCAGAGAAGACCAGTCATGTATTGACCGGCAAACTCCTAAGAACGAAGTCTCAGAAAACTTTTCCCATCCACCAATCTTTTCAGGCCTACCCTGCCTAAATCGAATCTTGTCAGCATCAAACCATCCAGCATCAGCAGAATACTCTGTGCCTTCTTTGTTGACACCGGGAGCAAATTTTATCTTGCTAAGAGGCATGTTTAACGCCTACGCCCACGCCTGCCGCGAGACTTAGTAGGTGCTTTGCGTTTTTTCTTTACGGCCTCGGTGTTTGGCTTTGGAGGCACAGGCTTTCGTCTCCCCTTACTCCTACCTATACTTTTGGCAGGCTTAGGCGTAGAAGCTTGTGGAGGAGGCTGTACAGCGGCAACTTGCCGCCTAACTAGCTCCATGACCTCGGGGTCAGCCATGCCGCCAATTCCACCCATCATGCCGCCAACTCCACCCATGCTACCTATATCAGCTATTGGGTCTGTTTTAGTTACGCCAAGTTTGCCTAAGAATCCGCTTTGACCAGACGCTCGCCTTTGTTCTTGAGCTTGCTTGATGTTTTCTATTTGCTCTGGTGTGAGATCGGGAATAGCTCCGCTAAATAAACCACCAGACCCCGGCCCAGCTTCTGCTAATGCAGCCTCATAACCCGGATCACCGGGAGCTATGGCGTTGGAAAACAAACCGCCCATACCGCGCAGACTATCGCCCAAAGACTGATCCATTACTGGCCTTGGTGTAGGTGTAGGACTTACTGGGGCGGGTTGGGTTGCGGGCGCGGCTGGCTGACCCGTCATTATTTGACCTATACCGCCGCCCTTTTCACCACCCATACCTGTTGATGGGCGAACATTGACAGGAGGCATTGCAGGCCCACCAAACATCTGGCCTTCACCACCAAATTGATCCATCATCCCGTCTGTAAAAGCAAATCCTCCACCACCACCTCTACCGCCTCCAAGAATAGCCTCGCGCCGTTGACGAGCAGCTTCTTGTCTAGCGGCCTCTTCAGCAGCAAGACGGTCTGCTTCAGCCGCAGCTTCTGCTTCAGCCGCAGCTTCTGCCGCTATGCGATCCCTTTCTGCTTGAGCGGCAGCTTCGGCAGCAGCGCGTTCAGTTGCTATACGGTCTTGTTCTGCCTGTGCCGCAGCAGCTTGTTCTGCTGCAATTCTATCTCTTTCTACTTGAGCGGCTGTTTCCGTAGCTGTTTGCTCTGCCGCAGCGCGTTCTTGAGCCGCTATAAGCATGTCTCGCTGACGCTGCTCTTCAGCTTGCCTGCCCTGCGTTATGGCATCAGTTGTTACACCAGCATCAAACGTCTGGAAAGGCTGCCCTGTAACGGGATTGATACCTTCCATAGGGTTTGGAGACGCCTGCTGAGGTGTTAGGAAAGCTCCGGTCTGTGGAGCGCCCATAGGATTTTGACCACCAAGCAATGCTGCTATGCCTGTAGGAACGCCGTAGTTAGGATTTCTTGAAAGGAGAGGCTGACCCTGCATCTGACCGTAGCCAACAGGCAGTCCGGGCGGGGTAAAAGAATTTGCCGGTGCAGCAGGAGGCGCAAACCCTAATTGTTGAGCATTAGCGCCAGTCTGCATATTTCGATCAAATAAACCCATTACTGATACTCTCCGGTTCTGATCATTTCAGTCAGCCTTATGGCCCTTGTGCCTACTTGTTTTGCCCATTTGCTATCCATAAATTCATCAGCAGCCACATCAAACTGCTCACGACTCATGGCAGTGAGAGCCTTTACAAACCCTCGTAATCTGGTCAGACCAAGGTTAAAGCAAATGTCGATCATGGCGTCTTGTCTAGCCTCGTTCATAGCGACGAACCAGAAGTAAGTCTCAGATAGCTCTCCCTTTACTCGCTCTATGTCATTTGCCAGTAAATAATTAATTTCGTCATCAGACAAACCAAGGCCCGACTCTGAGATGTTTCTGCCGACACCTATGGTCTCAAAGCCAGCAGAACACAAATAAACCTTAGACTTGACGCCTTCATGGCGTTTAATCATTTCAACGAGCTTGCTCATTACTTCTCCCGTGCTACAGAGTTGACCTTCTCGTAGCTTCTCATAGCGCCCAATCCGAGCATACCCATCATAACGGGCACCAGAAGCGTTGTATCTACCTCTGGCACATCTACCCAGATGCTGATTATGTTGGCGATAATGGTGTTGTAGAGCAGGCCCAGCGCACAGATCCAACCGATTGCCGGGCGCCACCCGGCAACAAACAAGCTCTTATGTGCCGCCTCCATCTTGTTGATTTCAAGCTGGCCCTTGAGCGCCTCATGCGATTGCTTCTCGGCAAGCGTAGCGATTTCGTGACTAAGGCGGTTTTTTTGATCCTTATCTTCTATGAACTTGTCTAGTAGACCTGTGACCGGCCCAACGAGTGACGCAACAATACTCATTTACTGTTCCTATTTTGCCATGCGGATGCACCAAAAAATGCCGCGACGAGACCTGCAATTGCCACGAAGTACGTTGCAGCCATCGATCCTAGTATATTCGCTGCTTGCTCCAGACCGATCCAGCTACTAACAACCACAAGGCTTGGGTACAACAGCATGCCCCACAAGGCAAACCAAGCCATGTATCTTTGAGACTGCGCCTTTTCATGCTGTAGTTTTAACTCTTGTAACTGCTGACTTGTTTCTAGCTCATCATCACTAACCACGCCGTCACCGTCTGTGTCATAACCGGCATACTCACTGTTTTTTTCTAACTTCTTTGCTGCCATCAATCGTATGTCTTTGTATTTTGATTAATTCTTTTTGGTATACAGTAGGCGCTAATGTTGGTTTGTCGTTGTACTCTGCGGTCTTTGACCAGATCTACCTTGCCCGACTCGACCCACTGTGCAAACTGATTGCACCGTTGAATATTGCGGAAATAGAACTGATCGGCAATCGGCTCACCTTCAACAAGCACCACTAGCAGAAACGCCATTATCATCCGTACACCCTTAACATAATTACAAAGCCCATTGCGATTATCGCTCCGCCCACGATTAGGGTGGTGGCTCCCACAAGTATCTGGTTAACCAAATGTCGTCGGGCTTTGACCTTTTGCGCGATCATCTTCAAGTGCGCTTGTCTATCCAGCTCTTGCTGCTTTTTTGCGGCCTTGAAGTCGTCAAGGAGCTTGGGGTCTGCGACGAGGAGCAAATCGTGGACGCTCTGCCAGTGCCGGTCATATTGCCTTTTTAACATTTGCAGCTTCAAGATTTCATTCTGAGTGAGCGGCTTGAACGTGCTTTGGCGACGCCTAGCCTCGAACTCAGTGATGCCCTCCCCAAAATCGGAGATCATGCCCATCACTTGATGGACACCTTGCCCTGTCTCGTTAACCTGAGAGATCAGGCCATTTATGGCCGAAAGGGTGGCAGAGGCCGCTGCGATTGATTCAATCACCATTGGGGATTACCCCATGAAAAACTGCGGCAAAGCTGCCGCTGCAATCAACGCATACAATCCGTAAATAAGATGCTCTAGGTGCTTAAACTTGGCAGAGCCTTCTGCAAGGCGCTCTTCGATACGCTGGTAACGCAAGGCACACTCTCGCTCATGGGCGTTGACTTCGTTCAATGCTTGTTCGCCTTTGTCGCTCATACCGATATATTCACTCGTTGGGTAGGCGCTAATGGTTGCGCTTTTACCTTGTTACCTTCTTTGGTGTACATAGTCGGTATGATCGTTTCCACCGCCTCTCGCACAGTCTCGCCTTCAGCGCCTGTTCTTAACCGCTCTTGTTTTTGTACCGCTATCTGCTTCCAACTAATTTGAGCAGATTCGCTGACCGAACCTACGTCCATAGTCGTTACTGGAGCTTGCCAGAAACAGCAGGCTCTTCATCTTCGGTAGTCTTAACCGCATTGACGATAGCGTCACCGTAAGCACTCAGCACAACCTGACGCTCGTTGATCTGCATTTGTAGCCGTGCGATTTCTTGACGAATCTCAGCAACGCGAGCAACGTGCATCTGGGTCTCGACGGTCAGGTCTGACACGTTATGTTCTTCGTCGTTAATGACAATCGTTTGCTCTTCGCTCATTACCAAGGTACTCCGTCAGCGGTTGTAGGGTTCTTCTGAGCGTCTATGTTGGCCTGTAAGGCTGTTTCTGTGGCATCTTGGTCTACACCATTGGCCCAAATCCAGCCCTCCACATCGGCTTGTGTGACGCTGTCGTAAGCTACAAAGTCCGATGCAGATGCGTCGTAAGTAAGGCCACAAGTGCCATAAGAAGATGCGGTGTAGGTAACAGCGTTATCGCCAGTGCCCACTGTTTCCTCTGCGTTGCAGCGCCAGTGCGCCACGTTGATGCCACCGTCAGCGATAACGTGTTCGCATGTGGGGATAGTCCAAGTGAAAGTTGCCATTAGTTGTTCTCCAATTGAGTTATACGAGCTTCAAGTTCTTGGATTGTTGCCACGAGTAGCGGCACTAATTTTGATTGGTCGATGCCTTGATATTTAGGATTACCGTCATCATCGACCGCGTCTTTTTCACCATCGACGGCCTCTGGCACTATTGATGAAACTTCGTGCGCTAAAAATCCGTCCACTGTTACGTCTGGTTCACGAATAAAATTAAAGCGTTTCGGTGCCAACTGTTTGAGTCTTGTTGTAGCCCCTGTCAAATCCGATATGTTTTCTTTGAGCCGATAATCAGAAGACGTACCGTATGAAGTGCTGCTAGATCCAACAGATATTCGTCCTACACTGGAGTTATTCTGCCGGAAATCCATTTTGTAAATGGCTCCGGTACTATTGTTGTTATTGAGAATGAAACTTTCATTTTCTGATGTCAGATTGAATGAAAATGTTGCAGTGCCACTCGTTCCAATGACAGAGCCTGTGGTGGTTAAGGCGCTGTCAGTTTTGCCTACCATTAGGGTGCCGCTTGCGTCTATCCGCATACGCTCTACTGAACCAGAGTTGTTTGATGCTAAGAATCTAAAGTTTTCATACAATGAAGCATGGGGTCTATGTGTGGATATATAACCGCCTTGGTTATCTTGTGCAAAGTCTCCGTATTGCG